TCTCGAAGTCAAAGAAGCTCTATCTGAGGGGATTCATCTCCACCAAAGACCTCGACTCGATCGAGCGGATCAGTAAGACCAGATCGAAGCAGCTCAAGTGAGGACGCGGCCAGATGGTGCAAGTTCCAAGTCTGCAGTTCCCTGGGCAGGGCGGTCAAGCAGCTCTTCCCCCTGGTCACCGTCCATCTGACTATCCTGGCATCGATTACACTTCCCCAGTAACCCCCGTCGGCGCTCCTGGTGTGCCTGGAGTACGGCCCAGCGCGCCAGGCGTCGGCATCCCAGACAACTTCTGGGGTTTTGTCATGCTAATGATCGGGATGAGGTGAGAGAGATGGTACACCAATTGACCGGAGAGATTAGTCCTCGCGTGTATAAGCTGCTGAAGACAACCGATCTCGACAGCTTGTCTGATGATGATCTGATCCTTGTAGGCAATCCAATCACCATTGAAGAGCTCAATCGAGAAGAATTGAGGCGATTAGTGCTCGTCCAGTTCGCCAGGCTCAGCGTATTACAGGAGTGGGACGGGTTGTTAGCATGAGGTCTGAAGACAGAAAGCCGTCGAGGAGGGTCTTCCCTCTCCTGCAGAACCTTGACCTGGACAGTGTGACATTCGCACAGATCCAGGGCGTCGGCGATCCCATCACGATCGAGGACATGAACGAGCAGGAAATGTACGACCTCGTTTTGGTGAACCTCGCCCGTTTGGTCGTGAGCGGCGAATGGTCCGGTCTCCTCTCGGCGTCGGCGTCGTTCCCGCTTGAGGCTCCTGCAGGATCAGTGTCAGCCCCTTCTTATTCATTTTCTGGTGATACCAATACGGGAATTTATTCAGGGGTGGCAGACCATATCAAATTCGCAACAGGAGGTGTTGCGAATGTTAGCATGGGTCAAGACGGCGGAATCACTGAGATGATTATTTATGGTCAAAGTGGAAACTCATCTCAAATTACAACAGATGCTGGAACAGCTATTTACCTCTCAACTGGAAGAGGGACAGATTCAGGAACGGTCACGGTGAACGCCGGTGCGAATGCAAATATAGTGATTTCACCGAATGGGACGGGCAAATCGGTTATCCATTCCCCTCAATTCGGATCTTCTGACCCTCCTGCGTCGTCGGGTGCGACAGGCACAGCAGGTCAACTGGCTTACGACGCAAGCTACCTCTACATTTGCACTGCAACTGATACATGGGAACGAGTGGCGGTAGCGGCATGGTGAGAGCCTATGAGTGAATTGAGCGACAAGGCAAAAGAGATGCTCACGGACTACGGGGCAGCTTTCCTCCTGGGTTGGATTCTGGGCGCTGGTCTCGGCCAGACTCTCTGGGACTCGATCACAGGGGTTCTCTCATGACTAAGAGAAAGCCTGACCAGGTGATCGAGTATCGCGTCAGCCTGCAGGACAAACAGTCCGAGCAGCTGGATTCTCTGATTGCTGCAGTTCAGTTCAAGCAGGTTAGCTCTGGCCTCGGATCAGTGCTGCAGGGTTTAGGCATTCCAGAGATCACCAAGACACTCAAAGACCCGACCGAGATGATTCAAATCTTTTACTCGATCGCGATGATTCTGGAAATCTTCGGATATGAGACTGGTCTCCCTACGCCCGCAGATTACCCACAGTGGAAGGCGGAGTTCGAGGCAGCCAGGGCGCAACGAGCTGCGGAAGGCGCGGCGGGGCCAGTAAAGGGGGACTTTTCGATCGGTTCCATCATTTACAACATCATGAACCCAAATTGGGATTGGAGCGCTCCCTGGGGCGAATTCACAGATTCCGAGAATTAAGACTCACTGGAAGGGGTGCTGAAGGCTCTCGGATGGGGGGGGGGTATGCACAGCATCCTCGCAAATACAGCCTTCGAGCGGATTTCCACATTCGAGGCAGATCAGGATGATGTTGAGGAATTGTTCTTCGATGTTGACTTCGAAGTCCCAGAACAGCTCATCGACCCACTCTTCGAGGCGAATCTCGTCTTCCTGTTCCTCTTGCATGAAGTCCCAGCCTTCCCAGTGATCCGTCCAAGACCAGAATTGAGAGTCTTTCATGATATCATTCTCCCGCGAGCGTCACAAGTCGAGCATCTGTTGTAGAGGCCAAACTCAGGAAGGTGGACCACAGGGCCATCACACTTCTTGCATCGGCGATTCATGGATCACACCTGCGAAGATGTTGTGTGCTGTAATGTTCGATAGTGAAACGTAGATCGTAGCGTCGTGCGCAATTCACACAAATGACTCGTTGTATCAGATTATCGTGTCTGTCAAAGACAATTTGCAATTGAACGAATTCTGGTGCGCCGCATTCACACCTCCGCAATCTCTCTGTAAATAATAGAGGCCCGTTCATTCAATCCCCACCTGCCATTCTTCCAGCTTCGACGCTCTGGTGAATTCGTCGATCGCTGGTCGCCGGCGCCAGTGCTTGTTCCTGGCTTGGCGCTCGTGTTCGAGCGCAGAGTGCGGAGTATAGCTGGGCCGCTGCTCAACTCTGACCGTTGCGGGCCTTCCGCGCCGCCCTGGGCGCCGATCTATCGTTGCCCGCACTCTCTGGCCGCATCGCAGGCATTCGCGGTTCAGACGCTCTGTGTGTGGCTGGACTTTGTAGATCCACCACTGTCTGCACTGGCCACACTGCCAGAGTCCCTGCTTCATACCCGTTCCTGCCTCTTATCGCCCTTAATAATACCGCCACTATTCGCAGGCTCTCCCTCTATTGCTAAGGGGGCGCCACTATTCCGAAGGTATGCCACAAAACACGAAACGCAACCATCAATAGTGGCAGCGACTCTGGGCGGGAGGGTTGGAGGGCAAAATGAGAGGAAGACATAGGTATTATGGACGGACGACGGCTGGTGGACGGACATGGTAGTCCTTGAAACTGCAATTTTGGCCGGTTTGGGCCTGCTTAACCTCTGTGCGATCGTCTTTCTGGCTCATTGGATCAGAATGCACCTCGACCAGGGGCTGCAGGACATAGATGAGAAGCTCGCGCTCGCGATTACAGCGCTGATCGACAAGCTGATGTCGGGTAATCTTGGAGAGTTCGAAGCTCCTAATCCGATCCAGGGTGCCATAGCTCAGTTAATTCAAGGAATGGCGCACCAGAAGATGAACACGATCAACGCGACAGTGTCAGAACGCGGTACGGATGGACAGTTTGCGCCCGCTCAATCGTTTGAATGATAATTATAAGCCTCCTTTCTTAACAGAATGGACATGGCACGCAGAAAGAAAGCAACTCGCCGAAGATCGCCGAAGACAATCAGTCTTCTGAACATAGCAGAGAGCTACGCTTACGCGAGCGTCCTAACTGGCGGCGTCCTGGCTAACTCTCCAGTCGGCGTGCTTGGATTCGACGGATCAGGTGCAGCTGGTGGCGCAGGCTACGGCATGACGACCACGAACGGCGCCATGACACTGTCCTCGATCGTCAGCGACCCTGGATCGAGCTTCGATTCGATGTCAGCTAACTTCATGGCGAATTACCAGGCTATGGCTGTGAGTGCAATAGGGATCGGGATCACCTTTAAGTTCGCAAAAAAACTTTTACGGAAACCATTGGCTAATGTAAATCGTAATCTAATGAAGCCGCTTGGCATCGGCGTGAGGCTGTGATCCTATGGCAACAAATACAGTCACTGGTAACCTCGTCTGCAGCGACGGGACAAACATCCCTCTGAAGGCAGAATTGGCCGAAGGAACAGAATCCAACCTGACAACTAACACCGCATATACGGTGACGGCAGCTAACGTCGGCGACTTCGCTCCAGGTAAGACCGTCATTGGCGGTCTGGTATCATGCGATAACGGCGTAGGCTACTGCTACATCCTCTCCCAGGGTCTCGTTGCGGCGATCATCCCCTGGTCGGTCAAGGGCGCCGTCACTGACGGACAGCCTGCACTATGCCAACCATACACACTTCGAGCCGGAGATATCGTACGCTGCCTTAATTCAGCTGCAGCAACGAGAATGGCAGCAGCAGGAGTCTATACAGCTCGCGGAGTCTCAAGAATCTTCAAAGTTTTAGTGTCTGGTGGCGCCACGAATGAGCTAGTCGATCTGCAAACTGGGAATAGCATCGGCGATACATTACAATCGGACAGAATCACGAAATATTTTGGAACATCTGTTGATGGAAATAAAATCGAAGACCAGGGCTTCGCCGTCGTCGATGCTCTCGGTAACGTCATCGGTTCCTGCAGCGCAACGAACCCGATCACTCAACAGCCATCCTTCTCGATGGCCTCGGTACCGATCCAACTGAATTACAAGTTCCAGTTCTTGACAAACGCTTGATGGTGATCTCTTGGCGAAGATGACAAAAGCGGCAGGACGCCGAAGATTAGCAGAAATCCTCTCGAAGTCAAAGAAGCTCTATCTGAGGGGATTCATCTCCACCAAAGACCTCGACTCGATCGAGCGGATCAGTAAGACCAGATCGAAGCAGCTCAAGTGAGGACGCGGCCAGATGGTGC